TGCCGCGAGCCTCACCTCATGGTACCTCGCCGCGAACCCCGCCCAGATCGACACCATCGAGTACGCCTACCTCGAAGGCCAGCAAGGCGCCTACATCGAGACGCGCAACGGCTTCGACGTCGACGGCGTCGAGATCAAGTGCCGCCTCGACTTCGGCGCGAAGGCGATCGACTGGCGCGGCCTCTACCGCAATCCCGGCGCGTGATCGCCGCCGGAATTCTTCCCCAACACCTGACATTCTCGGAGAAGTCCCATGCGTGGCTACATCCAGCCCGGCAACACCATCACGCTTCCCGCCCCCTATGCCGTGGCCTCCGGCGACGGACTGCTGGTCGGCGCGATCTTCGGCATCGCGACCGGATCGGCGGCCATCAACGCCGAGGTCGAAACCCTCACCGAGGGCGTCGTCGAACTGCGCAAGGCCCCGTCCCAGGCATGGGCCATCGGCGCGCGCATCTACTGGGACAACGCCGCACGTCTCGCGACGACCGTGATCGCATCCAACACCCTGATCGGCGCTGCGACCGAGCCCGTGGCAGGCGGGGCCAACGATACGATCGGCCGCGTTCGGCTCAACGGCGTGGCCTAAAGGTCGCCACGGTCCCAGTTGAGGGCCGCTATCCGCGGATCGGCGGCGAAGGTTCCACGCGGAAACTCAACCCCCTGTCGAGGGAACTCGCATAGGGCCTGGACACCGGATGGGCTTAGCCGAATGCGCCAAGTCTGCCGGTCGACCGGCGCGGGCCTTGCGAAGGCGCGGCACATCAGGATCGCGAGGTTGGCTCGTCGATCCGGATCGCGGACCGACTGGTAGCGGATCACGTCGGCGTCTGCCGCTCGGGCGGCGTCGGCGAAGGCCTGGCAGGGACCGTAGTCGGTGACATTCGTCCAGAGGCCCCTGTCTTGCGAGAGCGGTTCGCTGATCAGATCGAGCAGCCGAACGGTCGACACCGCAGCCGAGAAGGCCGTGTACTCGGCCGCATCGGAGGGCCAGGGCGTGGCGGGCGACTCAGCGAAGAACAGCAGCCGGTAGAACGCCATCTCGGCCACTGCGGTCGCCGGGTGTTCCGCCGCGTAGTAGACGCCGAGTGTGCGCCCTGCGCGCCGAAAGCGGGATCCTGCCGGATAGCTCGCGCCATACCGGAACGGCGTCGCCAGCAGGAAATCGAGATGGCGGCACTCCGGCGGGATCGCGGGTTTCGTCTCCTCGATCAGGTCTTCGAGCAAGGACTGTTCGGCGAGCGTATCGGTCAGCTTCAATGTCGAGACACGGTGCTGGGCCTCGACGAGCCGCCAGCACGCGCCGTCGAAGCGACGGAACTCAGACGAGAGCGCGACGCGCGTCCAGATAGGCGATGACATCGACGAGTCCGCTCACGGTTTGCACCTTCTCGATCGGCTGGGCGTCGAGAGCGGTGTTGGGATTGACGAGCCAGCTTGCCGCGACCCTGGCGTCGCCTCCCGCAATTGCGTCGAGGGAGCGGAACAGACGCACGAAGAGGATCGCCAGCTCGAACGGCTTCGTCCCAGGCTCAAGACCGAATTCGCCGCGCTTCATGCGCGAGACCGTCGCCTCGCTGACACCGATGACGGTGGCAAGGATCCGTGCGGTCACGCCCAACTGTTCCGCGGCACGAAGAGCAGCCTTGGTGACAACAGGGCCGGCTTCCGCGCGGGCGGCGGCGGACAGAAGAGTTGTCATGGGCGTCTCCTTTCTAGAGAAACTATATGACATGAAACTTCCTAAAGAAAGGGAAATCCGTGGAGGCCTTTCGTGCTGCGCTCGAAGTCCTGTTCGCGGAACCGAACCTTGGCGAGACCGCGCTCTGGCAGGCGAGCGGCGTCGGCCCGGGGGTCACCGTCCGCGTCATCCGCCGCCGCCCGGACGCCGTGGTCGAGTTCGGGGCGTCCCGCGCCTTGATGGCGACCGTTCTGCTCGACCTGCGCAGGACCGAAGCTTCGGCAATCGATGAGGGCGATCTCGTCGTGATCGGGACGGACACATTCAAAGTCATCGGGACGCCCTTATCCGATTCCATGGGGCTCGTCCTGACCTGCGAGGCCGTCAAGGTCTGATCCCATGCGCTTCAACCTTGAACGTCCCGACATGCGCAAGGTGCTGGCGGGCACCCAGCTGGGCATCGAGCGCGCGGTTACGTCGGGCATGCGCGATGCGGCCGACGGCCTTAAGCAGGATTTGCGCGATGACGTCGTCGCCTCCGGACTTGGCGAACGCCTCTCGCGGACATGGAGGGGCAAGGTATTCCCCGAGGTCGGCGAGAGCGTCGAAGCCGCAGCCTTCGTCTGGTCGAAGGCCCCGAAGCTCATCGACGCCTTCGATCGTGGCGTCACCATCCGCTCGGCGCGAGGGTTCTGGCTGGCGATACCGACACCCGCCGCAGGAGCGCGTGGGCGCGGGCCGAACGGGCGTGCGTCACGCATCACGCCCGGCGGCTGGGAGCGGCGCACCGGCATGCGGCTGCGCTTCGTCTATCGCAAGCGCGGCCCTTCGCTACTTGTCGCCGATAGCGCTCGCCTCAATACGCGAGGGCTTACAGCGGCGAACAGGCGCAAGACCGGCCATTCAACGGTGATCGTGTTCCTGCTCGTACCCCAGGTCACGCTCCGCAAGCGGCTCAACATCGATGCGATCGCCAAGCGGCAAGCCGCGCGCGTGCCAACCCTGATCGCGCGGCACTGGCCGCGTTCCTGAAGGCTCGTCCTCCATGCCATCGAAACGCGAAACCGTCCTCGGCGCGGTGAAGGCGCTGGTCGCTTCCGCCTTGCCGGGCGCGGAGGTGAAGCGCAACCTTGCCAAGCCGGAGCGCATTCCGCCGGGAGGACTGGTCGTGATCCGCGATGGCGATCCTGGAGAGCCCGACGTCACGCTCTCGCCGGTATCCTACCTCTACACCCATCGCATTCCCGTCGAGATCGCCGCCTTCGAAAGCGCCACGCTCACGCGTGAGCAGGTGGTCGACGACATGCTTGCCGCCATCGGCGCGGCGATCATCGCCAATCGCAGGCTCGGCGGGCTTGTCGACTGGATCGAGGCGGAAGCCCCGACCTCCGAGGACATCGAGACCACGGGCAGTCAGGCAGGCCGCTTCGCCGATGTCGTGATCGTCGCGACCTACGCCACCGCCGATCCGCTGAACTGAATGACGGTCCTTCGACGGCGCTCGGACCTTTGGAACTGAACGGCGGCGTTTCGACCCCGCTCGGCCCTCTGCAACTGCACCACATGGAGAACGACCCATGCCTCGCGCACGCGGCGTGAACGCGGCTCTCGCCGCCGTGTTCGAAAGCACCTACGGCACCCCGCCCGGCACCGGCTTTCGCCGCATGCCGTTCGCCTCGGTCAACATCGGCGAGGAACAGGGCCTGATCGCGAGCGAGCTTCTCGGCTTCGGCCGCGAGCCGCTGGCGCCGGTCTATGACGTGATCACCAACACGGGCGATCTCGTCGTTCCCGTGGATACCCGCAACATCGGCGTCTGGCTGCGCGGCCTGATGGGCGCGCCGACGACCGTCGCCGCGAACGCCGCCACCGGAACGATCACGCTGACCGCGAACCTTCTGGTCAACGACACGGTGACGGTCGATGGCACGGTCTATACCGCCGTCGCCTCCGGCGCGACGGGCCAGCAGTTCAACCTCGGCGGCACGGCGGCGCTGACCGCCACGGCGCTCGCCGCGATCATCAATCCGAGCGCGAACGTCGCGGCCGCGGCGGTTGGCGCGGTCGTCACCCTGACCGCCAAGGCGCTGGGACCGGGCGGCAATGCGCGGACGCTGGCGACCAACGCGCCGACGCGCGCCACACTGTCGGGGGCGACGCTGTCGGGCGGCGCCAACAGCCACACCTGGTTCTCGGGCGCGCAGGCTCTGCCCTCGATGTCGATCGAGGTCCAGCTTCCCGACGTGCCCTTCTTCGGCATGAACTACGGCGCGCGCATCAACAGCTTCCAGGTTCAGGCGCAGCGATCCGGGCTGCTCACCGCCTCGCTCAACATCATGGCGCAGGGCGAGACCATCGCCGCCACGGCGCAGTCCGGCACGCTGTCGGAGTTCGTGCTGGAGCGCTTCGGCCAGTTCCAGGGCGAGGTCCGGCGAAACAACGTGGCGCTCGGCAACGTCATCTCGGCGGAGCTCACCTATTCGAACAACCTCGAAGCGGTCGAGGTGATCCGCAGCGACGGGCGCATCGCTGATGCCGATCCGGGCATCATTGCGCTCACTGGCAACATCACCACCCGCTTCGAGGACCGAGTCCTTCTGGATCAGGCAACCAACCGCCTGCCGTGCGAGCTTCAATTTCGCTGGGCGGCCGGCGCGGCCGCATCGCTGGTCTGGACCGCACACCGGGTCTTCCTGCCGCGTGGCGACCGCCAGATCCAGGGGCCGGGCGGCGTGCAGGCCCCGTTTGCATTCCAGGCCGCGATCGATCCGGTGCTGAACCGCGCCGCGACCTGCCTGCTCACCAACGACGTCGCGTCCTACTGACCCGATCCGACAGGAGGCTCCCTTGCTCAAGCTCTCGACACCATCCCGCGATCCGTTCTGGCTCGACATCCTGCCGGGCGTGCGCATCCAGTTCCGGCCGATCTCCGTCGCCGACATGCTCGTCGCCCGCGCCGCCGCCGCCGAGTCTCTCGGCACGAAGGTCGAGAGCGACTTGGCCCTCGACCGGAGCACCACCGTCGCGGCCGGCGCGGCCTTCACGCGTTCGCTCGCGCTGAGCGGCATCGTGGCGTGGGAGGGCATTGGCGACGCTGGCGGCAAGCCGATCGATCCGAGCCCGGTCGCCATCAATCAGCTGCTCGAGGTCTGGCCCGCCTTTGACGCCATCGACCGGCTCTATGTCGGCCCGGCCCTGACGAGGTTTGAGGAAAAAAACGTCTGATCGCCCTCGCGCGCTGGCACTTCGAGGGCGGCGATGGCTACTGCGCCGCTTGCCCATCGCGGTGCGGGGCTTGCGCCTATGTCGAGCACGCGCCCGTCACGGCCGAGGGGCTTCTCGCATGGGAGGTCATCCGCCGGTGCGCGGGACAGGTGCGCGCCGTGATGGGCGGCGTCTACGCCATCGACTTCGGCGCGGTGCTCGCTTTGGCTGAGGCCATGGATGCGTCCTCGCCGCTGCTGGCCGACATCCTCCCCGAGATTGAGCCGATCATCGTGGCCGCCTATGGCCGCGACGCCGGCCGTCCCAATCGCGATTGAGCAAACCCGTCCATGTCGACCACCAATGTCTCGATCCGCCTCGGCGTCGAAGGCAAGGCGGAGGTCAAACGCGCCTTCGAGGAGGTGGGTCAGGCGGGCACGCAGGCCTTCGGGCAGGTCGACCGGGCGCTTGAGAAGACGGGAGCCGCGACGGATCGGGAAACCGCCCGGTTCAAGCGTCTGGCTGAAGCCGCCCGCATGGCGGCGCAGGCCGATGCCGCGCAGGGGCGGTTCAATCAGGTTCTGGGCGTCGATCGCCAGACGGCGGGTTCGGCGCGCGCGTCGGCCGAGGTTTTCGAACAGGCCGCGAGGGAAGCCGAACGCTACGAGGCCCGCACGAAAGCCTTGCGCGCTGCCATTGATCCGCTCGCCGCCGCGCAGGACCGGCTCAATGCAGAACTCGCCGAGCATGCCGCGCTCGCCAGCCGGGGCGCGATCACCACCGCCGAGCAGGCGGCGGCGAATGCGCTGGCGAAATCGCGTTTCGATCAGACCGCTCAGGCGATCAGGCAAGTCGGCACCAACTCGAAGCTCACGACCCAGCAGGTCATGACGCTTCAGTACACGGTGAACGACGTGATCGCGTCGATGTCTACGGGCATGTCGCCGATGACGATCCTGATGCAGCAGGGCGGACAGGTGACGCAGGCCTTCGGCGGCTTGCGCGGCACGATCATGACGCTCGGCTCCGCCATCGGCGTTGTCGGCGGCGTCATTGCGGGCGTCGCCGTCTCGGTTGGCGTTCTCACGGCGGCATGGTTCGCCAATGATGCCTCGACACGGGCGGTCGCCACCGCGCTCGCAGGCGTTGGCCGCGCATCCGGCGCGACCGCCGCGCAGCTGGAACAGGTCGCGCAGTCCTCCGCCGAGGCCGGCAAGGTCTCGGTGTCGTCGGCGCGTGACATACAGGTCGCGTTCCTGCGCACCGGCAAGATCGGCGCGGAAGAAATGGGTCGCGCTATTGCGGTCTCGCGCAATCTTGGCGTCACGCTCGGCGTCGACACGAAGCAGGGCGCGGAGGAACTCGCCCGCGCGCTGGCCGATCCGTTGCGCGGCGCGGATGAACTCAACGACCGCATCCGGTTCCTGGACGATCGCACCCGCGCCTATGTCCGTACGCTGGTCGACCAGAACAACCGGGCTGAGGCGCAGCGCGTAATCTTGAATGCGCTCGCGCCCTCGCTGGCCGACGCCGAACAGGCGGTCAATGCGCTCGGGCGCGCCTGGCAGTTCGTCGGACGCTCGGCCTCGACCGCCTTCGACGCGCTCGGCAAGGCCGTCGACCGGGCGGTGGATGGCCGCACGCCGACGGAGGAGCTGGAGCTGCTGCGCTGGCAGCAGGAGCGCCTCAGGGCGAACGTGCGCGGCAATGTCGTGCCGCTCTTGCTGCCTCAGGTCGAGCGGCGCATCACTGAGCTCGAACGGCAGCTCAACGACCAGCAGGAACGCGCCCGGCGGATCGCGGCAGAGGCCCGCGCCAACGAGCAATCGGTGCGCGCAGGCGATATCGCCCGTGACACCAACCCCGGCGCACGCGAGATCGAGCGGCTGCGGACGCAGGAAGGCGTGCTCCGCGCCGCGCTCGCCGATCCGCTGGTCCGCTCGAAACTGGCCGACGTTGCGGAGGTCGAAGCGGCCTACCGGCGTGTCATCACGGAACTCGCCCGCTACCGACCCTCGGTGGATGCGGCGACGCAGGCCGTGATGGAGCAGACCTCCGCCACGGAAATCTCGATCCGCGCGACGCTTTCACTGGCCGAGGCCTACCTCGAAAGCACTGAAGCCGCCGCACGCGCGGAGGCTCGCCGGCAAGGGCTCGTCGATCAGGCCCGTGAAGGCGTCAACGCGGAAACCCGCGCCCGGCAGGCCTTGCGGGAACGGATTGCCGAACAGGCGGTCGAGGCCGCCCGGCAGGTGTCGGAACTCGGCCGGCAGATCGACGGCCAGCGTCGTCTGAACGAGGCGATTTCCTCGGGCGCGCTCTCGTCCCAGCGCGCCCAGCAGATCATGCAGGTCGAGCAGGCGCTGCGCCCGCTGATCACGGCGCAGACGCTGGCCGAGGGCGAGGCCAAGGAGAAGCTCGGACGCATCATCGACAGCACCCGCGAAGCCTACGAGCAGCTTCACCGCGAGCAGAACCGGACAGACCTGCTTCAGGGGATCGAGCGCCGCCGCGATGAGATCGCGCTCCGTGAGCGGGAACTGTCGCTGGTCAGGCGCGGTCCGACCGCGCGGCGTGAGGGCGTCGATCAGCTGCGCTTCGAGCAGGAACTGAAGCGGATGGGGATCGATCCGAACGATCCTGAGGCCAGCTATTCCCGCGAGCAGATCAGGCGGCTCAACCAGCTTGGACGCCAGACGACCGGCCGCGAGGCGGCCTTCGACTACGAGCAGCAGAATACTGGCCTTGCCCGCGAGGTCGAGCTCCTGAAGCAGGGAGCCTCGGCCCGCTCGGAAGCCATCGCCATGATCCGCGCCGAGCAGCAGCTTCGGCGGCAAGGGATCGATCCGGCGGGAGCCGAGGGACAGGCAGCACTCGCCGCGGCCCGCCGCCAGTTAGCGCTTGAGCGTCAGGCGGAAGCGCAGGTTGCCTTGCAGGATCAGCGCGCCGAGATCGGCTTGATCGAAACCCAGATCGGCCTGATCGGCGCGTCCGCCCAGCAGCGCGAGACAGTGCTGGCGACCATTCGCGCCGAACAGGATCTGCGCCGACGCGGCATCGACCTCGCCAGCGAGGAAGGCCAGGCCATCGTCGCCAACGCCGTCCGGGTGCAGCAGCTCACGACGGAACTTCAACGACAGGAAGCGACCCAGCGAGCCTTGCAGGGCGCGATCGGCAACGCGCTGGACCGGTTCGGAACGCTGCTGGCACAGGGCAAGACCGACTGGAAGTCGTGGAGAGATGCTGGCCAGTCGGCCATCAACGACATCATGAACGAGCTGATCAAGCTCGCGGTGATGAACCCGCTCAAGAACTTCCTGTTCGGCGGCAACGCGCCGACGCTGGCGACCGGCGGCGGCATCTTTGGAGAACTCGGGAAGATATTCGCCGGTCTGTTCCATGAGGGCGGGCTGGTCGGCGCGGGCGGGCCCGGACGACACATCCCCGCGATGCTGTTCGCGGGTGCGCCGCGCCTTCATGGCGGCGGCTACATCCGGCCAGGCGAGGTGCCGGCCATCCTTCAGACCGGCGAGCGCGTGCTGAACCGCAAGGAAACCGCCGCCTACGATCAGCGGGGTGAGCAGGCCGCGCCGATGATGGTGACGTTCAATATCACGACGCCGGATGCGGGCTCGTTCCGCCGCGCGCAGGGTCAGATCACCGCCGAGATGGCCTCGGCGCTTGAGAGGGCGAGGCGCAACCTTTGAGGACCAACCTGTGAGCTTTCATGACGTGTCCTTCCCGGACGCCATCGCGCGCGGCGCGACCGGCGGCCCGGAATACTCGACCGACGTGGTGATGGTCGCGTCCGGCTTCGAGCAGCGCAACCAGAACTGGTCGGCCTCGCGCGCGCGCTACGACATCTCGACCGGCATCCGCACCCGCGAGCAGATGGCCGAGGTGATCGCCTTCTTCCGCGCCCGCAAGGGCCGCGCCTTCGGCTTCCGCTTCCGGGATTGGGGCGACTTCGAAGCCACAGACCAGCAGTGCCAGGCGATCACGGCCACGGTGTTCCAACTGGTGAAGCGCTATCCGTCCGGCCCCGTCGTCGAGATCCGCACCATCACCCGGCCGGTCGTGGGTTCGGTGGTGGTGCGCGTCAACGGGAACGTCGTCACCCCGGCAATAGATCACGCGACGGGGCGGCTCACTTTCGGCTCGGCTCCGGCGGCGACGCCGGTCGCCACCTTCCGCTTCGACGTTCCCGTGCGCTTCGATACCGACCATCTTCAGGTGATCAGCCGCGCCTACAACCTGCAAAACGTCCAATCGATCCCGATCGTCGAAATCAGGACATAAGCCCATGAAACCCGCTTCCCCTGCACTTGCCGCGCATCTTGCCGGCGAGGTGACCACGCTTGCGACCTGCTGGCGGCTTGAACGGGCCGATGGCTGGGTTCGCGGGTTCACCGACCATGACCGCGAGCTTGTGGTCGATGGGCTGACCTATGTGGCGTCCACCGGCTTCCTGCCTTCCGCGATCAAGACCGCTTCCGATCTCTCCGTCGACAACCTCGATGTCGACGGCTTCCTGGATGATGCGGCGCTCCGCGCCGAGGACCTGATCGCCGGGCTGTTCGATGGCGCGCGGATCGAGGTCTTCATCGTCAACTGGGCAGACCTTGGCCAGGGGCGGCTCCTGCTGCGCGAGGGCTTTCTCGGCGAGATCAAGCGCGCCGATCAGCGCTTCTCCGCCGAGATCAGGGGATTGTCGAACCGGCTGCAGCAGACCGCGGGCAAACTCTACTCGCGGCTGTGCCGCGTCGATCTCGGATCGAGCGAATGCGGCGTCGCGCTCGGACCGCGCACCGACACTTATTCCGTCACGCAGGTGATCGCCGCCGACACGGTGCGGATCGTCACGGCGCGTGCAACCGGCTACTTCACCTTCGGCAAGGCGACCTTCACGACCGGCGCCAATGCGGGCGCGGTCAACGAGGTGCTGCTGCATGACGGCCAGACCATCCGGCTGTTCGTGCCGATGCCGCGCCCCATCGTGGTCGGCGACCAAATCGTGCTCGTCGCCGGATGCGACAAGACGCCGGAGACCTGCAACGCCAAGTTCGCCAACATCCTGAACTTCCGGGGCGAGCCGCACATTCCGGGGAACGACAAGGTATTTTCCTACCCGGTGCGAGCCTGAATTCTGGTCGCAACTCCGGACGGCAAACCGGTTCCCACTTTGCCTGGAGCTGCTCCATGACCGCCTTCACGCGTGACGCCCTCATCGCCGAGGCGCGGACGTGGCTCGGCACGCCCTGGCATCACCAGGCGGCGGTCAAGGGCGCGGGCTGCGACTGCATCGGCTTCGTGCGCGGCGCGGCCGAGCCGTTCATCGGGGCGATCACCCAGCCGATGAACTATGCCGCGACCTGGCCGCTCTACCGGGCCGAAGAGCGCCTGCGCGACGAGATGGCGGCGCATGCAGCCGAGATCGACATCGCCGATGCCTTGCCCGGCGACATCCTGCTGTTCGGCGTCGGCAAGGGCCCGGCGCATCACTGCGGGTTCCTCAGTGAGGAGAACCGCCTGCTGCATTGCTATCGCGAGGCGGGCGCGGTCGTCGAACAGGACCTGACCGGATTCTGGATCGAGAAGACGCGCGCCGCTTTCCGCCTGCCGGGGATCGCCTGATGGCGCGCATCGTTCTGACCGTCGGCGGCGCAGTGCTTGGCAACCTGCTGCTGCCTGGGCTCGGGCAAGCCATCGGCGGGGCCATCGGCTCCTATGTCGGCGGCATCATCGATCAGCAGTTGTTCGGCGAAGGCGCGCGCAACAACGTCGTCACCGGCCCGCGCCTGCAAGACCTTCGCGTGCAATCATCGGGCTATGGCTCGGTGATCCCGCGCGTCTATGGCAAGGCACGACTGTCGGGCAACGTGATCTGGATGCGCGGCTTCGACGAGGAGACGCGCACCGAGACGCAAACGGTCGGCGGCGGCGGCAAGGGCGGCGGTGGCGGCGGCCGGCAGACCACCACGACCGTGACTTACGTCTATTTCTGCGATGTCGCGGTGGCGCTCTGCGAAGGGCCGATCACCAGTATCGGAAAGATGTTCGCCGACGGCAACGCCATCGGCTCCGAGCACTATGCCGCGCGACGCGTCTATCTCGGCGACGCCACACAATCGGCTGACCCGCTGATCGCGGCGACCGAAGGCCTCGCGCCCGCCTATCGCGGCCTTGCCTATGTGGTGCTGGAACGCTTCGCGATCACGCCCTTCGGCAACCGCCTGCCGAACTTCTCGTTCGAACTCACCGCCTGAAGGGTCTGATCCGTGGCGCAACTCGTCCTGACCGTCGCAGGCAGCTGGGCGGGCAACGCCATCGGCGGCGGGCTTGGCCAGGCGGCGGGCGCGATGCTGGGGTCCTATCTCGGCGCGGCCATCGAGCAGGATTTGTTCGGCCCAGGCCCCGCGGCCGTCAACAGGAGCGAGGGCGCGCGCGTCACCGATCTGCAGGTCTCGGGTTCCGCCTATGGCCAGCCGATCCCGAGGGTCTGGGGACGCGGGCGGATCGCGGCCAACATCATCTGGGTGCGCGGCATCAGGGAGACTGCGATCACCGAAACCGAGACCACGGGTGGCGGCGGCAAGGGCAGCGCGAGCCGTGGCGGTCGTCGCCAAACCACGGTTCGCACGCGCTACGAGTACTCGGCCGACATCCTGCTCGGCGTCTGCGAGGGCCCGGTCACGGCGGTCTACCGGATCTGGGTCAACAACACGATGCTCGATCCCGAGCATGTCGGCGCGATCCGGGTCCAATACGGCGAGGAAGGCCAAGTGGCCGATCCGCTGGTGGCAGCGGTCGAGGGCGCAGGCCGGACGCCCGCCCATCGCGGCCTCGTCACGGTCATGCTGGAGGACTTCAAGCTCACGCCGTTCGGGAACCGCTTTCCGAACTTCGAAATCGAGGTTTACCGGGGCTCGGACGATCCGGGCAATGCGCGCAACCTTGTGCAAGGCGTTTGCCTGATTCCGGCCTCCGGCGAGTTCGTCACCGACACGGACATCGTGCGCAAGGTTGGCCACGGCTCGGCGACGTCGCAAGCCGCGATCAACGCCAACACCGGCACGAAGCGCTCGGACTTCCTTGTCTCGATCGACAACCTCAAGCGCGAACTGCCGAACGTCGAATGGATCAACTTCGTCTACGCCTGGTTCGGCACGTCCATCGATGTGGCCACCTGCGATCTCGTGCCCAAATGCGAATACTCGCAGGCGCAATCCGGCGCGGTAGGGGCCGAGACATCGCCGCACCTCTGGTCGGTCGCGGGCGGCGGGCGTTCCGTCTGGCCGGTCGTCACCTCCTACACCCTGCCGAACGGGCAATCGGCGCTCTCCTATGGCGGCACGATCAGCGACGGATCGGTGATCCGGGCGGTTCAGGAACTGAAGGTGCAGGGCTACAAGGTCCTGTTCTACCCGTTCATCATGATGGACATTCCGCCGCCCGATCCGGCGCCGTTCCCCTGGCGCGGCAGGATCACGGGAGCGGCGGCGGACGTGCCCGGGTTCTTCACCCATCCTGCGGGGTATGTGCGCTTCATCCGCCACTGCATGACGCTATGCGAGCAGGCCGGCGGCGTCGATGCCTTTGCCATCGGTTCGGAAATGGTTGGCCTCAACCGCATCCGGGATGGAGGTGGAGCCTATCCCGCCGTGCCATTCTGGCGACAGATCGCGGCGGAAGCGAAGACACGGCTCGGGGCGGCTTGCACGGTCACCTATGCCGCCGACTGGTCGGAATACCGCTACAACGACCGGGGCGGCGCAAACGTGGACTTCCCGCTCGACGCCCTCTGGGCGGACAGCAACATCGATGCCGTCGGCATCGACGCCTACTTCCCCATCACCGACGCCGACCGCTCCCTGACCGACCCTGCCGCGATCGGCGCAGGCTGGGGTTCAGGCGAACTGATCAGCTACTTCTATGCCAGCGAGGCCGACCGCGATCTCGCCGGGCGCGGCGCC